TGATGATGTTAGAGGAGTTACAACTAGCTCGGCACGAAGAGAAGCACCTAGTATGGTATTTGGTATATCAACACCGGGTCCTCTGGATAAAAGAAACGATGCTAAAAAAGCAAAAATAGGAACACAAAATTATCAATCTCCAGCGCCAGTTCCAGTTAGTAGACTGGGCGGCACACAGTTTGTAATGGATGATGGTGATGACCGCTATGTGAGAGAAACACCTGCTGGATCTGGTCCAGTGAAATATATTGATGTTCTTGAAAAGAAAGTAGTAGGTACGGACGAAACAGCAACCAATGCCGGAGAACCAACGATTCCTTATAATGAATATTTCCGTGTAAGAACTAGAACTGGACATCAAATATTGATGCACAATTCAGAAGATTTAATTTATATTGGAAATGCTAGAGGAACAACATGGGTTGAATTAACTTCAAACGGCAAAATTGATATCTATGCTCAAGACAGTATCAGCATTCATACAGAAACTGATCTCAATGTGTTTGCAAATAGAGATATTAATCTAGAAGCCGGCAGAAATATCAACATGAAATCCGGTGGCAGACTCAAGGCAGACATTGGATCCAACATGGAGCTGTTAATAGCAGCAGACGGTAAAATCACTGCGGGATCAAACTGGGATCAAAAAATAGGCGGAACAACCAAATTAGCATCGACGGGTAATATCAATGTAGTATCAGCAGCAAATAATAGATTTACTTCAGGAGCAAGCACACACATTGTGGCGGTAGGAGAACTTAGAGAAAGCGCCAGCACAATACACATGAACGGAGAATTAGCTGATGTGGCTGATGTAGCAGAACAAGTGATACCGTTAACAACGCATGCGAATCCGGTAACGTCTGCAGCAGCTGATTGGCCCTCAACAAAATATCAGACAGGAACGATATCCAGTATTATGAAAAGAATTCCCATGCATGAACCGTGGCCCTTGCATGAAAATCAAGTACCTCAATTCAATACGCCAACAAATACAGATAGAGATACCTAGGAGATATTATGGCAAATAAATTATACAATCAAAAAACTGTGGCAACCAACACAGCTTCTGTAGGCGACAAAGGCGGCACATTTACCTATAAGGGATTTAGTTCCAAAGAATTTTCTCGCAATTACAAGCTCTATGATATTGATCTTGTTAAGCAAGATCTAATCAATCATTTTTATATTCGCAAAGGTGAAAAGTTAGAAAATCCTGATTTCGGAACGATTATTTGGGATATGCTATTTGAGCCATTTACTGAAGATGTAAAAAACATGATCGCTAAAGATGTAGAGACTATCATTAACTATGATCCGAGAATCGTGGTAAATGAAGTGTTGATTGATAGTACAGATATTGGAATACGAATACAAGCAGATTTAACGTACATCCCATTCAATATCAACGAACGTATGACATTTGATTTTGATAAGAATAATTCTATCATTAACTAAGCAGTTTATTTTGTTTGGTAAATATGATATAGGAACTGACAATGACAACAACTAGTAGACAAAATAACCTAATACTAAATCAAGATTGGACTAGGATTTATCAGACATTTAAGAATGCTGATTTTAAATCCTACGATTTTGAAAATTTACGTAGGGTTATTATCACTTATCTAAGAGAAAATTACCCAGAAGATTTCAATGATTATATTGAATCATCTGAGTATATGGCTCTTATTGATGCAGTAGCATTTCTAGGACAAAGTCTAGCTTTCCGTATTGATCTAGCATCAAGAGAAAATTTCATCGAACTAGCAGAACGCAAAGAAAGTGTTCTGCGTCTAGCTCGCATGCTTAGTTACAATGCTAAAAGAAACATAGCAGCTAATGGGTTGATCAAATTTTCCAGTGTAACAACCACAGAAGAATTATTAGATTCAAACGGTAAAAATCTATCCAACCAGATCGTGTCGTGGAATGATCCAACTAATACCAACTGGTTAGAACAGTTTATCACCATCCTTAATGCATCCATGGCAGACAACACAGAATTTGGTCGCAGTCAAGGATCTGGAACAATACAGGGTATTCCTACAGAACAATATAGATTTAAAACAACTAGTACAGATGTTCCGATCTATACATTCGGAAAAACAGTTGCAGCAAGATCTATGACTTTTGAAATAGTCAGCACAGCATTCAAAGATAGCGATACAGTTTATGAAGAACCGCCAGTGCCAGGAAATCAACTAGGGTTTATATATCGCAACGACGGCAAAGGACCAGGAAGTCAGAATACTGGATTCTTCCTATTATTCAAACAAGGTAGCTTGGAACTTGCAGATTTTGTTATTGATGTGCCAACCACCAACGAAACTGTAGCAGTGGACAGTGCCAACATCAATAATGATGATGTATGGTTGTTTGGTGTAGGAAGCAGCGGCAATCAATTGAATCAATGGACGCAGGTTTCTAGTTTGCTTGGAAATAATATCGCTTATAACAGCCTTACACAAGACATTAGAAATATCTACGCTGTCGAAACCAAAGAAGAAGACAGAGTTGATCTAGTATTTGCTGATGGTATCTACGGAAACTTACCACAAGGTGCGTTTCGTGTTTATTACAGAATTAGTAACGGTCTAAGTTATACTATCGCTCCTGCAGAATTAAGAGGAATCAACATCACGGTTCCTTATGTTAATAAAAGTGGGCAATCACATACACTGACTATCGGATTGGCTCTGCAATATTCTGTGGCTTCAAGTGCAGCATCAGAAGATATTGATTCAATTAGGACCAATGCTCCTGCGGTATATTACACACAGAATAGAATGATCACAGGCGAAGATTATAATCTTGCGCCGTTATCTAGTTCGCAAGACATATTAAAAATTAAATCTATAAACAGAACATCCAGCGGTATCAGCAGAAATTTTGAAATACTTGACGCCAGCGGAAAATACAGCAGTATAAATGTGTTTGCCGATGACGGATTTATCTATAAAGAACAGGTAGAAAGTCAATTAAATTTTAAATTTACCAGTAGAATTGAAATATTAAATTTTATTAGACGCAGTGTTGAACCTATTTTTACTGATACTGATGTGTATAATTTCTATATCACTAAATTTGATAAAATTCTTTTTACAGATTTAAACAGCGTTTGGCAAAGTGTTACTTCAGATGTTAATATGGCCACTGGATATTTTAAAAACGTGGTTGACAATTCTCTGTTAAAGGTTGGAGTATATTCCACCAGTAGCTTAAAATATCTTGCACCGGGTGCATTGATTAAATTTATTCCACCTGCGGGATACGCTTTCAAGAAAGGCGAGCTAGTATTAATAGATGCCAACGACTCAGAACAAACAGATAGATTATGGACCAAAGCTATTAGAATAGTTGGCGATGGAACCAACGCTGGCAGAGGAGTATTAACCACAGGCCTTGGACCAGTAACATTTAGTGATGCTGTACCAACCGGCGCAATTGCAAATCGAATTGTTCCTAAATTTGTTAGCGACTTACCTACAGCACTAGAAACAGAAATAGTCAATCAAACGTTTCAGGGACTAAACTTTGGTCTAAGATTTGATGTACCTACGTCAACATGGAAAATAATTGCAGCTAGCGATTTGGATCTAGTATCTAATTTTAGTTTAGGTCAAGCAGGTGATACTACAAACAGCAATTTGGATGCATCTTGGATATTGGCATTTATAAAAGATGTAGATCAATATGTAATACGAATCCGTGGATTAACTTATGTTTTTGGTAGTGTAGAACAAAATAGATTTTATTTTGATGCTAACGAAAAACAATACAACGATAATCTAGGTAGAGTGGTCAAAGACCAAGTAAAAGTTCTAGGAATTAATAAATCCAGCACAGGATCGGCTGTGCCTATAGGTAATGATTTTAACTTTGAAATTGATGATACGATTAAATTTGATGATGGGTATGAAAGTTCTATAGAAATTAAAGTAGCATTTTCTGATCGAGACGACGACGACGTTGTGGATAATCCCGAATCTTTTGAACAGATAGTAGGGGTAGATACACAATTAAATTATTTGTTTTTTGAAGAGATAACTGACGACGCTGGTTCGCAGGTATATCAATTAGTAGATAATTCAGACGATCTAATATTAATAGTTGAAAGAGAATCGCTGATTACAATAGCCAACTATAACGACGGGCAATTGATATATTTTTATGATTCAGCAGAAGATCAAGTCAAGCGTGTTGATAGAACAACTAATACGTTAATATTAGAAAGCACATACAAGGGAGTAGTTGGTCGAGATAATCTCAAATTTCAATATGTACATAATGCCAGCGTTGATAGAAGAATCGATCCTAGTGTAAGCAATATTGTTGATATTTTCTTGTTGACTAGAAGCTATGATTCTGCATTTAGAATCTATCTAACAGGCGGTACAGATATAGAGCCCGAAGCACCCAACAGCGACAGTTTAAAAATCAGCTTCGGCAGTAAATTAGACGCTATCAAATCTATCAGCGATGACATCATTTATCATCCTGTGAAATACAAGGTATTATTTGGAGTCAAGGCAGAAACAAAATTACAAGCGCAATTTAAAGTGGTTAAGAATCCCGGACAAACAATTAATGACAATGAATTAAAAGTTAGAATAGTAACTGCTATTAATGAATTTTTTGATATTGCAAACTGGGACTTTGGTGATAAATTCTATCTTAGCGAATTAATTACCTACGTATTAAATCAAGTAGCCCCTGATATCAGCAATATAATAATAGTTCCAAGACAGACCAGCCAGTCATTTGGCAGTCTGTTTGAAATACAGAGCGGCCCAGATGAAATTTTTGTCAACGGTGCTACAGTAGACGACATAGTAATAGTTTCTGCGATAACTGCATCTGAGGTTAGAGCACCCATCAATAGTATTGTAACCACAACATAATATGGCAGATAAATTTCCAAAAAGCGGTTTACCAATTAGAAAAACAGTAGAGCTGTTACCTTCGGTATTTAGATCAGACATCAATGATAAGTTTATGTCTGCGGTGATTGATCCGTTAGTCCAACCAGGTTCATTAGAAAAATTAGTAGGGTATATTGGTCGTAGATATGGAAAGACTTATCTTAGTCCAGATGTCTATCTAGATTCCGACAACACACTAAGAAGTCGATATCAATTAGAACCAGGAGTTGTTGTTAAAAAAGACAACGGCTCAGTGGAAAAATTTTATGATTTTATTGATTTTAAAAATCAATTAAAATTCTTTGGCAACGATGACGAGCGTGATAATCTAATAACATCACAGGATCACTACAGCTGGAATCCTCCTAAACACTGCGACAAATATGTAAACTTTCTTGAGTGCTATTGGGTGCCAGAAGGTCCACCACCGGTCGATGTATATGGGCAACCTCGCACTGTAGGCAGTCAATATGGTGTTAAGTTAGGAGTAAATTCGTTTATTCTAAGTCCAGACGGGTATACTAATAACCCTACCCTAACACTATACAGGGGTGAAACTTATAAATTTAGAGTGAATTGTCCTCAAGAAGGATTTGTGATTAGAACTAATTATGACACTGGTTCGCTAATATTCAATCCTAACAGGGCCTATGCTGCAGGGCAACTTGCAGTTTACGATAGCAAATTATGGAAAGCCAAGATTGATATTCTACAAGGTGACGGCAGCACTATAACCACAGATAACAGTGTTTGGGAATATGTAGAAAATATATCCACAGGAACAGCACTTGACTACAACAACGGCGTGACTAACAACGGTGTTGAAAATGGGTTTATGGAATTTAAAGTCCCATATGATGCACCCGATGTGCTATTTTATCAAGGTAAAATAACACCAGATAGATTTGGTCGCATCATGATAGCTAATGTCGAATCAAATACTTTTGTTGATGTTGAAAAAGAAATCATAGGCAAGGAAACATATACCAGCGGGAACGGAGTCAAATTCACTACAGGATTGATTGTAGAATTTAAAGGTAATGTAACTCCGGCAAAATATGCAAAAGGTCGTTGGGTGATTGAAAACGTAGGTGTTAAAATCAACGTAGTCAATTGGGATGATTTAGTTATTCCTAGACTGGCAAAAACTGTGCCAGAAATAGTTTTTGATAATGCAGGATTTGACACGGAACCGTTCGATGATGCTAGTACCTATCCCACAGAACAAGATTATATCGTTGTCAGTAGAGACAGCATTGATCTCAATCCCTGGTCACGATACAATCGTTGGTTTCATCGTCAGGTTTTAGAATATGCACATCAGTTGCGAGGAGAAGATTTTTCAGCCCCAGAAACCGCTAGAGCCAAGCGACCAATCTTTGAATTCTTACCGGGCCTACAACTATTCAATCATGGCCGTATCGCAAAACAAACAGTTGACTATATTGATGATTATACCATAGATGTTTTATCTAGTATTGAAGGCAGTGCGGGATACAGCATTGATGGAGAAACATTATTTCAAGGTGCAAGAATTCTAGTTGTAGCCGACGAAGATGAATTAACAAATAATAAAATTTATCAGGTAGAATTCATCACGTATAACGGTAAAAAACAAATTCACTTAGCAGAAACTGGAGACAGTGATTCTACAGAGGGCGAATGTGTATTGATACGTCGAGGTCAAAAAAATGCAGGATTAATGTTTCATTACAACGGCACAGCATGGGTAAAAAGTCAAGTTAAAACCAAGGTGAACCAAGCTCCATTGTTTGATGTATATGATGCTGAGGGTGTGAGTTTTTCAGATCCAGAAAGATATCCTGAAAGTACATTTGCTGGCACTGAAATTGTAGGATATAAAGTCGGAACAGGACCAGTAGATTCTAAATTAGGATTCCCATTAGCCTATCTTAATATCAACAACATTGGAGATTTGTTATTCCACTTCAATTGGGATACTGATACCTTTAGATACAGAAAAGATACCGAGACTGTGACTCAAAGAATAGCAACAGGATTTTATTATCTAGACGATTCCGGTGGGTACGGTGGTTGGGGTAATGGATGGATTGACACTTCTAGAAAATATCTAATGCCGCTGATCGACAGCGTAATAATAACAGAACCTACTAATACCTTAACGCTTACTACCATTGATTGGAAAGAAATAGCAAGTGATAGCGATTATGAAATTAGATTCTATCTCAATGGCGGAATATTTAAAAGCCCGTATACTAGAGATTTTAACAAATTTATTTTCAGTGAGAAAACATTTAAAGTCAATGACATCGTGGCTGTGAAACTAGTAACTGATGTTGCGCCCGATACCGGATATTACGAAATTCCAATGGGATTAGAAAAAAATCCTCTTAATGCGCCAGTGGCGGAATGGACTCTAGGACAAGCAGCCGATCATCTAAATTCTGGATTAGATTTCAATCCTAATTGGTCTGGAGTAGTTCCAGGTCTTAATGATCTGCGAGATATTCCGTTAGACGAATTTGGAAAATCATGGAATACCTATAGTACCAGATATATGCATCATTCTGGTATAGCACCAATCGCAGTTAGTCTGTTATGTGATAAAACAAATAATATCATCAAGGCTTTGCAACATGCCAAGAAATCATATACTAACTTTAAAAATAATTTCTTAGATAGAGCCATTAGA